GACCTGAGAAGTCTTTGGAGTCTTTAAAGGCGGTTGTTGAGGCGGCTGAGGCTCATTTTGGTAAGGGTTTGTGGGTTTCCACCCACCGTAAGAAGAGCAGTAAGGGGTACACGACATGTCCGGGTGACTGGTTGGGTGACTGGGTTGAGAATGGTATGGGTACTCATCAGGCTCCTGATCGTGTCAATTGGGCTGCGATTATTCAGTTCTTTAAAGATTTACATGAGCAGGTTAAGAAGAGGCCGTTGTCTCGTCCTAGCCGTAGCCGTGGTTTACCTGTGCGTTTAGTGCAGGGAAAGTTAGCGGAGCGTGGTTTCAATCCGGGTCCTGTGGATGGGGTTTACGGTAAGAAAACGGGTGATGCTGTTAGAGAATTTCAGAAGACACAAGGTTTTTTGAAGGTTACTGGTGTGGTGAACGGTGACACGTTTGGCGCATTGTTTATACAATAAGGATATATTATGCCAAAAGGTAAAGGATATGGCACGTTTGAAGAAACGTTTGGTTCACAAGATGAACAACTTTATGATTCTACATCTTCATTTAACATGTGGGATATGAGTCAGAAGGCTAAGAAAGCCGCAGCGTATTTGCGGAATACTAATTTGGGCAACGCCAATCAGGGTGGCCGCCCTTTCGGAAAGTAGGTTATTATGCCACATAAATTAGATGGTACTACATACAATACTGATGCTAACAGTGTGATACACAAAACTAATGTGCGTCCTACTGCTAATCAGGGTTCTCTCACTGGCGATGCGATGCTTCGTATGAGTAATGCGATGAGAGCCAAGTTTGACGAGAATGATTAATGGCTGGTAAGAAAAAGCCTCGTCGTCCTAGGTATTGATAATCTAACAAAGGAAAAAATTTGAAGAATATGTTTGATGTTTTGGAGCGTGCTGGGTGGACTTTCGCTCAAGCGTTTCTAGGTGTGTTTGTTGTGGCTGACTTGTCGTCAGCAAAGGGTGCGGGTGTTGCTGGTTTAGCAGCGGCTGTGTCTGTTCTTAAAACTATCGTTAAAGATAAAGTAGCGAAACACTAATGGAAGAGTCTTCTCTTGATGTAGCGTGGAATAAGTTCATTGAGGATCAAGGGGAGAGCATTGAAAAAGAAATATATGAGGAGTTGCAAGAGACTGCGAATATATTTGATGTCGAAGATGGCACTCATGCTAAATGGACTAGCGACAGGATTCTTGGTTTGCTTCTTGTGTTTGATGAGGACGAAGCAGAGTTTCTGTTATCAGCGTTTCACGCTGGCATTGAGGGAATCGACGATGCGTCTTATGCGTGGGCTGCGTGGGCGACGGCTTTAATGGGGATTATTAAACAGTCTCTTTTTATTTTACCTGACGATTAGTCACGTAAATAGCCTCTGATTGCTGGTGAATCTACCAGTGCGTCTACTAGTCGTAGGCGTATTTTGTCACGTCTACGTGCGAGTGTGGTTTTAGGGATACCTAACACTGCTCCTGCTTTGCGTAGTGACATGCCTTCTATGAGTAGGCGTTCTGCTATCCATAGGTCTTCGGGTGACAGGTTTTCAAACGCTTCGGCTAATGCTTCTTTAAGTAGGAGTGTTTCTTCTAGGGGTACTACTTTAAGTGATACGCCGGGTGCTTGTTCCATTAACGCTTGAAGGTGGGTTAATGGGCGTGTGTCTGAGGTGCAACTAACTACGTTTGGTAGTCCTGCTGATGCCATCCATACTATTTTATCAGGTTCGTAAGAGTACTCTCGTTTTTTTGCCATTCCGTCACTTCATGGAGGAACTTCTCGGCAATTACTCTGGTGTTTTCAGCGTCGTAACCGGAAGGCTCTCCTAATTCCCATGCTTCGTCGTGGTCTATCCACCCGAGCATTTCTACTTCTCTGAATTCGGGTGGTACTGGTCGTACCACAAACAGGGTCAGTCCTTGCCCTAGTTGCCTTCTTCTTACGGCTGCGTTGTTAGATGTTCTAACTCTTCTTACTTCTATGCTGTGTCCTACGTCTGCTCGTTTACGGTTTTCTTCGTGGCGGTTACCTGCCCAGACGTGTCCTCCCCAGTATTGGTTGGTTACTCGTGCTACTGCCAATTCCCCTATTGCTGCTGCTACTTGTGCGGATCTGTCATCTTCCATGTATTCACGCTTATAATGGATAGCATCTTGTTTTTCCCAATTTTCCGTAAAGCGTCTGATACCTACATGAGATGCCCATTCATATTCCCATTTTTCTAATTCAATCAGGATCAATTTTGTTTACCTTCACAGCGCTGATACGAACAACTTGCTTGTCATCTTCCCACGCTGTCCCGTTGAGTGCATCTAATGTGAGTTTAACATAGTTGTCTATGTCACCTCTCAGGGTTGTAGCATCATGTGGTGATTCCTGTATTGTAATTATACTACATTCTGGGGTGTAAGTTAAGGACACTTCTACTGGTCCTTCCATTGTGCCTAAGTCTGCTTCTTCCCATGCCGCACGGATTGCTTTTTCTTCGTCTGTTGTCGCTTTGGGCGTGAACACTTGCCCTTTTTTGTTATGCCTTGGTCTTGCTTTGGCTTTGGGTCTACGATTTATTTTTAGTGTTATACTTTTCACGGTCTTTCCATGCGTCGTTGTGTGCGCTGTCTATTAGTCTCCGTAGTCTTTGCTCACCGTCGGTGCGTAAAGCAAACTTTCCGCCCCAGTCTTGGTCGGCTGAAGTTAACTCAGTCATTATGTCCCCGTCGGTGTAGCCTTGTCTAATCATGGCACATGCGAGACCGAATAGGGTGGACGATCTGTCACCGTGTGGTTTGTCTGCTGTTCTACGTGGTCCGTTACGTCTGATTGCTTCTGCTAATCCTGTGAGTCTGCGCCCTGTGTAACTGAATGATTCTCTTCTGACTGGTGGGGGTTCTGCTTGTTTGTACAGGGTGTGTACTTGTTCCCATTGTTCAGCGGTGACTCTGGTTGGTAGTGCGTCTTCTACGAAGACTCGTACTGGAACCATTGAGAAAGAATATTCTAAGTTATTCATTTCTTGTTTGCCTGTTTCGTGGTCGTGTGGGTATGGGAGTCTTAGCCCGTTGCCGAATCCTTTTCCTGTTAGTTCTATTTGTTTAGGGTTTACTTCTTTTATGGGTGCATCAACTATGTTGCATGCTCCTATTAGTCCTTCTCTGACTTTACGTGCAGGGAGTGGTTCTTCAAAGAATACCCACAGGTGGTGTCCTTTTGATCTGGATGTTTCTACCCATGATTTGACACCTAATTGTTTTAATAATAGGTACATGTTTTTCGCATGTTTATAGGATTCTTCCATTCCTTCGTCCCAATCGACGCAACCCCAGTAAACTACAAGGCTCTGAGAGCCGTCTGTGGGGTCCTCTAAGGCGATGAGAGGGTAAACACCTATACCCGCATCATCTTCTGTGAGGTGAGCCTCCACAGCCCTTAAATAGACTGCTCCTGTGGCATCAAAATGTGTGCCATCTGTTGCCTCCATAGGAGCGAAGTAGCCGTCCTTGTGGGATCGGGCTATCTTCCCCCCTTGGAACAGGTCAGCAAAGCCTTCTATTATGTTGTCATCCATTGCGTGCCTCCGGTATGAGGTTCTCATGGTATGGGTGTACATGCCCCGCTATTGGGTCCATGTAATACGTTTGGTCTAACAGTTTCGCTGTGCGTTTGTTTTTACACAGGTTAATGTTGACGGAGTTGGCGTGGTATAGGGTTTCCCAGTCTGACAGGTCGGTTCTGTCTTTCTTTCGGTAGACTTCTAACACGAAGATGGCTTCTTGTTCACCTCCGTATCTACCTCCGTACAGTCCTGCTGCTTTTCCGGGGTCAGCACTGCCTCGTCCTGCTTGATGAACTAGCCCTATTGGTACTCGTTCTTCTTTAGCCCAACGTTTAACAGCCTGTGCTTTTGATGTGACTCCTGTTGCGTCTGCGTCACCACCCGGAAGTAATTCTAGGTAGTCGATCATGCAGAATGAGGGTTCAGCACCCCACCATGCTCTGGCTTCTTCCATTACCCGACTCATTTCTGTCAGGTTGATCGCTTCGTCGATTATGGCTACACGAGATAGTTCTTGTGTTGCTGCACGTTCTAGGTCAGAGAGGGTGTCTTTGTCACCTTCTTTGATTGCGTCTTCGACTTCTTCTGATGAGCGTCCTTTGAGTAAACAGAACAGTTTCATTAAAACTAGTTCTCTTGGTTCATCTAAGGAAAAGATCACGGCATATGAGTCGTGTTGGTTGATCAGGTTCCACACTATGGAGTTTAAAAGTATTTGACTTTTACCTGTGTGGCTACGTCCGATAACCATCATGACTTCACCTCGACCTATACCTCGGGTCGCCAGATCAAATTCTGGAAACCCAAGGTACCAGCGTTCCGTTGGGTTCCTGATGAACCCGACGAGACTCTCGACTACGGTGGATGAGAGTGGGAAACGCTTAGGTCTTTGAGGTGACGTATCTTCTATCTCTTCTGAAGTTTTGTCGTCCGCTTCCTGTTGTGCTTCTGCCAGTAAACGTGCGATCTCTTCTTCTGAGTGAAGTACCGCCATGCCCCCTACTTAGCGAAGGACTTTTGTTTGATTTGTCTACCTATTTCAAGGAGTTCCTCTGAGCCTTTGCCTGTCTTTGGGCAGACAAACCATTCTGGGAATGCAGCAGAGTTCTCTTTGTCACGGTTGATTAACCAAACGCCTGTACCATTAGGTCCCTTCTTTCTGTAAGCGGGACGGCTGGCGTTGCTTTCTACGCCACTAACAATGTCAGGCCAGTTAACAAACCAGTTGTCTGAGTTGTCCATTATGTCTCGCCATACGTTATCGTCAGCCGGCGCACTCTTGATTGGAGCGGATGCTGGCGCTGACGGGGCGGCAGCCACGGCAGGACTCTGGTTGTTTTCGGGAACGCTTTTTTGGAGCCGTCTAACAGCGACCTCATCAATCTCGTAACCGATACCGAGTGCTTCAAAGTTAGCAGTGGCGATACGATCACCCCATGCTTTGAGTTCTGCTATCACATCCTCGGCTGATGTGTCAGAACCTAATGAGAGTTCCACGCTAGCGGAAGCCTCTTCTGATTCGTACGGTGCTACCTGCGCCACGCTTCTGCGTGATATAGATATCCGTATGTCTTGTTCACCCATATTTTTCTACCTCCTAAAGTTGAGCCCAAGGGTCTGGACCCGCATACCTACCCCTGCAAGAATTCCATGCCGGACACCACTTTGGTGTACAGTGCCAGCCACTCATTTGGAGTGGCCACTCTGGTAGGTTAGCGGCTATTTGTGTACCAGCGGAGTGAGCAAGCGCAACCAGTCCTGCCCAATCCGCCGGTCCAAGTTCTAAATATGTTCTGTATACTGTGCCTTTGACTAGGTATACGAATTCAAAGTTCTGTGCTTGTCCGAAACCTTGTGGTTCCATTGCTTGCACTGCCCATGTGTATGCGGCTGCTTGAAGTGACCATCTTTTCTTTTCCCATTCTGCGTGTGGTTTACGTCCCGGATTTTTCCAATCAACTATAGGTAACGGTGCTTCTTGTATGCAGTCGATGGTTCCTTTCAACCAAATCTCTGGCGTGTGTTGGGGTACAAGAGGAAGGCAGAATTCGTACTCGATTGCTACTGGTTGTATGTCGGGCATCACTTCATCCCACCAGACGTTTGAGTTCGCTTCGATAATCTTTTCTGGTTCACCTTCTTTGTGGTTCCACCTTACGATGTCTTTGATGTGACTGTGCCAGTATTGCATCGCTGCGTCTAGTGTGTCTGCTTTGGACATGGGTACGCCTGTGTCCATCTTGTCGATGAGGCACTGTTCTATCCCGTAGTGGACAGCGGAGCCTAGAACGGTGTTGGATGAGTCTGTGCTTATCGCAACGCCTTCACGGACTTGTCTGGCTCTCTCAGGGCACAGGGCGAGATCACCTAGCCATGATTGTCTGAGAATTATTGCGTCTTCTGGTGGTTTCGTAGGTTGCATGGTTTCCATCTTAGTACAGTTTAACTGTTGAGTCAAGCACCATATGAATATGCATATGTTACCGTCACTTCGTGACGGTCATTTGTTCATATTTCATATGTTCATATGGGAGGCTACAACAAGTTACTCTTTATCGCCATCAATTAATATTAAATTTGTGTTACTTTTTTCTTCTTCTTGGAAGTCTGGCTGTGGGACATGCTCGAACCCTTCCATTAACCCTGCAAAATCATTCATATACTTATGACATAGATGCCCAACATCATGCAGGAAATCTCCTAATAGTTTGTTTTGTATAACAGCCAAAGAAGCAGCGAACTGCCCTATGTCCATCTCTACTTGTTCATTGTTGTCGTCTGACATTTTTTCTCCTTAAGTTTAAAGGTGACGAGGCGCAAGGAGGGGTAGCGCCCCGCCACCCAAATTGTTATCATCTGATAATATCGTCTGCACTTTCAGCAGAATGGATACGTTCTAAAGTATCTAACACACCTTGCTTATTACTAAGCAAAGAATTTAAAGCAATTATCTCATGTTTTATTATTGTAGCCCAATCAAACTCGGCAGGGTTGTGACCCCAATCGATTAATACTTTGGGAACAAGATCATGTTCATTGCCATCATGATCTGTCAGTTTCACCACTCTAATATTTCTCCGTCACCCTCCGTGATGAATTGAATAGCCAAACCTGCTCTTGTCTTAGCAGTACGCACAGGCACACCCATGTTGCTAGCATGTCTATAAACCATAGCCCTCATACTTTCAACTGGTACTTCAAAGTCGTCAGGGTTTACAAGTTCGTGAACTTCCCCATCCTTCCAATTATCCCAGTCGTATCTACGTCTGATTGCTCCCTTCGTAGTAGGGAAACTGTCTAGTTTATTACTCATAGGCTCCTGCCTCCTTGTATATTTGCTTTACCCCTTTGGCAAAGACTTTTTGTTTACGAGCATCCTCATCACGATACCGATGGTACTCTTCTCGTGTTAGTGTCTCGTTTACACCTGATGGTATTTGACCCATTACTTTCCTCCCCAACATCTCCTACTTGGATACCAGTGGGATGCACCACCCCAACGGCTATTAGAATCCATATTGTAGTATAGGTATGCCGCTACTGCAACATTAGCATTAGGGTCTAATATGTGCGCACCTTCAAACCCTGCTTTACGACTCCGCTCATCCCACCACTTAGGTAAATGCTGAAACCAACCAGTCGCACCGCTTCTCTGATTATACGCTGTTGAATAAGTGTCGTCTGCATCAGCGGAAGACTCGCAGAATGCGATGTCTAACATGAGGTCTTGATCTTCCGGTGCGAAATACACTGAGACCAGTTCCCCAAGTGACGAGCAACTGCCAGCCCCGCTGAGTGTAGCGACTAACAATAATTTAGTCACCATCTATACCATTCTTCCCCTTCACAATCAATCTTAGATATATCCACCTCTACGTACTCCCACTCTTTAGGCATACAACCTTCAGGTAGTTCTATCCATTCATCCCAATGGTCACGCATATCATTAATAGACACGCCATTATCAAATGTTTGGTCAACATCGTATTCTATTGTTACTAGAATAGTTGCTGTTGCTTTTCTACTCACCATTCACCCCCTTAAATAGTTGAACGCTTTAGTAGCCAACGGTGTCTTACCATCAACAGCCTTAATCAACGCACGGTCACGAGACCAGTTATGACCACGACCTTTAGCATTAATGTAATGTTGTTCGGCTCCTTGAAACGCATTATAAGCACACCACTTGTTAGCAACTTTCGGCTCCGTAGAAGTAGGAAAAGCATCACGCTCTTTATACCAACGGTTAACGATATCCGAGCGTTTCATTTTGATCCTGTCCCGAATCAAATCATTCGTCTGGTCATAAACAGGAATGGGCATCAAATCATTGACCATATCAAAGAACTGTTGGTCAACCATCGTCTGATCCTTCCACTCTCGTGCCTGACTAGTCCATGCGTTAGCCCTAGCCTTCGCACCTTCTAATATTTCCACTCTCATAGAAAGCAGATTGTCATGGTTTCTAGTGTGTCTCACACTAATCAAAGGCAGACCAATCAACTGGTTCTGACAAAAGAATCGTTCAGTCATGTCATACACTTTGGTGGACCAAGTTCCATTCAATGAACTGACCCAAATGATATTAGACTG